ATGGACTCCAGAAATAAACTTAGAATCGTCTTCGGAGATGTGACGGTTGGAATTCATGGGGAGGATTTTCATTATATTTTCTCAAAACAGACAGGGGGAATGGAATCCCTTGTAAAAGCAGGAAAAGAATGGCTGTATCGAACTCCGTATTCCACATTCTGGAGAGCGACTACAGATAATGACAGAGGAAACGGATTCCCTTTGAGATCAGGAATGTGGCTGGGGGCAGATCAGTTTCGAAAGTGTATCGGTTTCCGGCTTTTGGCAGATGGAGAAGCGGTAGAAAATCACAATGCTCCGGAAAATAATGTGTACAGCAATCAGGAATATGTACAGGAGGCGGTGCTCACATATACTTATGAAACCATCACAGTTCCTGCGACTACAGTGGATGTAAGCTATACAGTCCATGCAGATGGGAAAATACATGTTTTGGTTCATTATCATGGAAAAGAAGGACTGCCGGAACTGCCGGTATTTGGAATGTGGTTTATTATGCCGACAAAGGCAGTCGGATATTGCTATGAAGGTCTGTCAGGAGAAACATATCCGGACAGAATGGCGGGAGGAATTTATGGAAGATATGAAGTGGAAGGTCTTCCGGTCACGCCATATCTGGTTCCCCAGGAATGCGGGATGCATATGGAGACAGAATGTGTTACGGTATATCGAAAGGATACGCTGAATAATTCGGATACGTCAGAAGAAACATTCGGCCTTACGTTTCGTGCATGCGGCGAAAAGTTTGGATTTTCCTGTCTCCCATATACGGCAGAAGAGCTGGAAAATGCAACGCATCAGGAAGAACTTCCATTGCCGCGGAGAACCGTAGTCTGCATCTGCGGATCAGTACGTGGAGTAGGTGGTATTGACAGTTGGGGCAGTGATGTGGAAGATCCGTATCGCATCAGTGCACAAAAGGATATTGTCTATGAGTTTGTGATAGAATAGAGAAGCACATAGAGAGCTAGGGTACCACACGATCATCAGATTTGATGATCGCGTGATACCCTCTTTTTATGAAATTTATTGAAAAATAAGTCAGTAATCAAACCGAGTATAAGAAAAAGTACGATGACAAGCAGCCACAGAGATACTCCGGGATGATTGTGCAGTTCATAGATCTGTTGTGGATTCATAGTATCTGTGATTTTTTTGATATTCTCTGTCTGGATTAAATCACCGAGGAATTGTCCGATCACGACGCTGATGATATTTCCTGCTGTAACGAAAAAAGCAGGGAGTGGTTTTTGGCAAAAAATCAGGATCAGGCACAGACCCAGATTCCGCAATAAAAATTGCGTGTATTCATGATTATTCACATCTATTCATATTGAGAAAAATTAATATCATATGTTCTTTTTTAGAATATCTTAAGATTTATTGATTTTCAAAGATTCTCACGGTTGACGCAAAGACTTCAAAAAACGTGTCAACCACGGGCTTTTTCGTCTATAAAATGCAATCGGAAAAGAATTGATTTCAAGTAGAATAAGCTAACCGTTTACAACACACTTACAACAAATCGATTTCTATCTTTTCAATCTCATTTCTTAAATCTTCCAGTGTTCGGTGACCATAGGTGTCATTTGTAATATCACCTATCTTATGTCCAAGCATTCTTTTTCGATCATTCTCCGCGACTTTATATTTTTCGCACAATTTTGAAAATGTGTGCCGGCAATCATGTGGAGTATGCTTTTCAATTCCAAGTGCGGACAGTTGCGCATACATCTTATCCCGGAATATATCGATTCTATCAGGCAGGATATAACCCTGTACTTTTATCCTGTGCTTTACAAGATTTAAAATCCCGGAATAAATCGGAACGGTTCTGTTTTTCCCAGCATCCGTTTTGATACCACCCAAAAAATAACGTTCTTTCAAATGGACTTCTAAAGTCTTATATTCAGAGATTCGAAAGCCGGAGTAGCACATGATCAGAATCATCTCGGACACTTCATTTTCTTTTGTTTCCCACAATTTCTTCAAATCTTCATCAGTAAATGGAATGCCATGCTCGTCATCGTCATCCTGTGTGATTTCGACATAAGACGAATAATCTTTTGTACATAAATTGTTTGCCATAGCATACTTGTACATGTGATAGTATAGATTTTGGATGTGTTCTATGCTGGCGTGTCTGAGTGGACAAGCGTCCATTACTTCCTGTAGATCGTCTGTAACAAGCTCTGCAAAAATTCTGTTGTGTAGGGCAGCAGAGTTCTTGAATCCTGCGCGTAGCGTATATTCTAAGCTGGTACGTTTTACTTTTTTCGCATCGTATTCATGCCCAAACTTTTTAACATTGAATTTCCGGTATACTTCCGCAAATGTTAATTGTGGCTCTTCCTTTGATTTAATTCCTTGCACCTGATTATAATTTGCAAGCAGAGACTGGATAAAATCCTCCGCATTCTTTTTGTCATCCACCTGGATATCATTTTCCATGCCGGGAGTATAGGTGCCGGCTTTGTATGCTGTCAGTACTGCGAAGCCGATCATCCAGTCAGAAACATAGCATATTGCTTTCTGTGGCTTCATTTGCCCGTTTTCGTATTCTTCTTTAGCTGGCGGGTAAACGCCGTAAGGATTGCGGCGCCCTTTGCCGAGAAAGCGTATCTGACCGTAACCATTGGGCAAACGAGGATGCTTTTTTCTTTTGGCCATATAATCATCTCCTTTAAATTTAGGTATAAAAATAACAGCCAGCGCAAAACAAACGTTCCGCTTGCATGACTGCTCCGAAGATGATACAATATTCTTGGATTTTAATCGCATATCTTCGGATGTGTAGACCGTCTCTGTTGGCGCAGGGGCGGTTTTTATTCTTATTGAATAGTTAAATCTTGCTGTTGAAAAAATGCAGCAACTCTGTCGCCATGCGTCATATTTTCTACGCGAACTTTTACAGGAGAAGTGTCAGAAATTTCGAACATAAGACCAACATTTATTGTTGTACCATTTAAAATCCCTTTACTTGCGTTTTGTATAGATTCATTTTCAGATGTCGTCATAAGCGGAGAACAGCTTATTCCATTTTGAAAACATCTAACATCGAACAGCTGACCCAAATATGCTTCACTATTTGTTTTGTTTGTAAAATCAAAATAAAGAATTACAGAATTTTGTCCAGAATCGCCAGTTGATAATTCGTAACCGGTGTATTTTAAAACCCCCTCGTCTGTTTCTACGTTTATGGAATCCACTTTTTCATATCCATCTTCCATATTGCTTGCTCCACCAGATTCTATCCATTCACTCTGCGACATGGAACTATCATTTTTTACAGCATCATTTTCTTTCAACTCTTTTTCCGTAGCTTCTGTTTTCGCATTGTTCTCTTTTTTCGGTTCTTTGTCTCCACCGCACGCTGTAATGGATAATGCCATAGCTCCTACTAATAACATTGCTACAATTTTCTTTTTCATAATTTCCTCTCTTCCCCTGTACTTTTCCCACAATATATATATAAACGCCGAAGCGGTTATATCGTATTATTACCATTATTTACCTGTAGTTTCCAGCTCTGGAATATACTACAATAAAACCACTATGAAAATACTACTCGATAAGATCATGCTTAAGAAAAATCTATCAGTCCGGCAAGTATCCATTCTTACTGGCGTGTCAAAATCAACCGTCAGTCGCATTGCAAACGGTGAAATATCACCGACAGCCGACACGCTTGAAATACTTGCCAAAGGATTAAAAGTCCGAATTTCTGACCTTATCGACTCTCCATATCAATAAGTGTCCCAGATCTGGGACGATTGTCCATTTTTGCGTTAGTTTCCCGAATTTTAACTGTTTACTTAATAGAGGGCAAAATATTGCCATAAAATAACAGAACAAATGTTCGAAAAAGGTATTGAATCAAATTACATAATGTAGTAATATTTAATCAAGGAATTTCGAACGTGCGTTCTAATACGAACACGGGAGGGGTACATACTATGGACACAAAACAAATTAAAAAAATCTTACACGAACTAATTGAGAGAATGGATGATAAGCAATTATCCAGACTCTATCAATTAGTTCGAGGGATTTTTGGGAAAGCAGTTTAGCTTTCCTTTTTAATTTCATTATATTGTTCCATGATCATATCCCATTGATCATCCGGAACACTGTAAAGCAGTTCTAATAATACGGAAAGAGCTGCTTTTTTTGATGGAGAAGAGTTCTCCATTATATAACCAAATCGGTTATATGCTTTTTCATAAGGTGTAACCTGTATAAATGGTTCTCCTGTTCCATTTCTTAGCCATTCTTCGTCAACAGAGAATTCTCTACATATAGAAGAAATAACTCTGTCCGTTACAGCAATTCTTCCAGCCTCTATATTTGCTATATTTGCCCTTGAAAGTCCCAATGGTTCTCCGAGCGCTTCTTGAGTTATATGCAAATATTCTTTTCTTAAAATTCTAATTCGTTCGCTAATATTCAATTTATCACCTCGTTTCTAAAATAATGATAACATAAACAAGATGTTTTGTAAAGCACAAAAATAATTTTAAAAAGTATTGACAAACACGTTTTAGTAGGATATAATGTGCTTAACAAAACAAATGAAAGCGAGGTGAGAGAGATGAAAATATTGCCATTGCGTATCGAGAACGGAAGATTGATTCTGGATGGTGTACGCCTTACTGGTGTTGAAGGATACACTATAAAAATTAGTTCGGAATTACCAAAAGGCAACGCCGAACTAAATTTAAAAATTATAGTATCCTTCCCTGAAAATACGCAAGAGCAAAATCCTTTGCGAGATTAAAAAGTATTGGAAGAGAAGTGGTTCCGGTAGCCTTTAGCTTATTCCACACGGTGTCAGTCCGAATATTAGCCAGAAATTCGTGACCATATGGAGATAAATCAGATACAACTCCAGATTCACCGAAATCATAGGAATTATAACCGTCTATCAGTCCAGCCTTATCGCATTGTGATATATGGTATGCAAACTCTTCGTATGTATACCGGCTTAGAATGCCACTTTCAACGGTTGATTCATCAAATGTCCACCTAGATTGGTAGCCGGTGTTGCTTTCAATTTCAATCAGTATGTCTCTAATGCATTCAGGATTTAATTTCATGGTTAAAACACTCCTTTCTTAATTTACTCGGCATTGGCGGATGCCTGTAGGTAAATTATAGGAGATAAGGAAACAAATGACAAGAAAGATTCAAAAAAAGAAAGAGGTGAGAACATGAGTGAAACATCAGAAAACATCACAAAGAAGCAAGAAGAAAAACGATTAGAGGACTTTAAAAAGATTGCGGAGAACTGGGATAAGCTTCCGGAAAGAGCACAGGGAAAGATCGATGGGATTATTTCGATGGCTGCATCTGCATTTTTGAAAGAAACAAAGAAAGCAAGATGATGAAAGGAGAACAAAATGAACAACGCAGAAAGAGAATTACAAAGACGAAATCAAGAGAAAGAATGCATTGAAAGAAATAACTACGAAATTCCATATGTAAGAGATTTATATTGCGATCTGGATTTAGACAATGAGGACATTATTTTTGAAATCGCAAAAATCATCATTGAAAGAAAACTAACTTACAGAGAAGCAAATAGAGTACTCTACCACACGGATAAAGTGTTATATGAGAGAACGATGAATAGCGAACCAGTACCACTTTGTTAAAGAAATTATAGCACAGAAAGGACGAACAATGAACGAATTAAAAGTAATTGAAAATGATCTTGTCCCAGTATACGAGACAAGCACAGGAGAAAAAGTAGTATACGGCTCAGAACTGCATGAGGTCCTGGGAGCACCAAGTGTTTACCGCGAATGGGTGAAACGCAGATTATCAGATATTGATGCTATTGAAAATGAAGATTTTCAAGGCGTAGAAATTCCTACACCTTCCGGTCAGACTAAAAAAGACCACATCATCAAACTGGATACTGCCAAAGAAATGGCAATGCTTGAGCGGAACGAAAAAGGAAAGCAAGTACGCAGATATTTCATCCGGGTAGAAAAGAAATACAAAGCGGCATCTCTTGCCACACAAGAACTCTCGCCGCAGTTACAGGTCATGATTAACTTGGAAATTGAGCAGAAGCGTCAGGCAGAGAAGCTTGAGCACGTGGAAGAACGGATCGAAAGCATCCGTGAGGTTGTTGCAATCGATACAACATCATGGAGAGAAGATACCGGAAGAATCTTGAGAAAAATCGGTATGGAGTGCGGAGACAGTAAGTCCTATCAAGATGTAAGAGCAGAATCCTATCAGTTGTTAGAAAAACGCATGGGAGTGAATGTGAAGCAGAGGCTCACAAACAAACGTAGAAGAATGGCAGATGAGGGTGTTTGCAAATCCAGAAGAGACAAATTGAATTATCTGGATGTGATCGCTGATGATAAGAAGCTGATTGAGGGATATACGGCTATTGTAAAAGAACTGGCTATTAAATACGGAGTTGCATAGAAGAAAAGGAGGAAAAAGAGAATGTGTTGGAGTGGCAGTCCTGGGACACCGGGAATGGATTCCGTCCAAGAAGAGCAGAAACGGACAGGAAAGAAGTTAGATGCTCAATCATACAGAATCGATAGAATAGAATTTAATTTATTAAAATCCAGATTAAATTACCTTGAATCAGAGGTGGAAAGTCTTAAGATCAAGGCGCTCTGTTTGCTGGTGATTTGTGTAGTAATTTCAATTTTTGCATCGTTTTCAGTCATGAATATCGCAAGACAGTATTCAACGATTCATGATTACTACATGGATTCACAAAGCAACGATCGGGAGACGGGACGATCTTTGGACGAACTGATTCAAAAGATAGAAGAGTTTGATACAAAGACAGATTAAAAACAGGAGATGATGAAAAAATGAACACTGCATTTGCGCAGAAGGAAACATTAAAAACGGCGGAAATCGCAAAGATTACCGGTTGCTCCGTGAACGAAGTACGATACCGCATGAGACACAACATCTGGACATTTGGAGTCGTTCGGAAGACCGGGGCAGTAAAGAAACACTATGAAGCTACTATTTCCGAAGTGGCTGAGTTCTTCAGACTGAGCCGGGAGGAAGTGATAGAAAGATTGGAAAGGAAGTGACGATGTGAAAAGACTGACAGTAAATCAGATCGAGAAATTTATCCAGACTCTGAAATCCGTAGAAAAGATAGACGGTGATTCTGAGGAGCAGAAGCAAGTCGCAATCTCGTATCTAACGAACTATCGCGTCAGATTGGAAGAGCGCGGAAAGAGATCCGTAAAAATAAGGGAGGACAAGCATGGAAATTAAAGGAACCTACCACTGCCAGACTACTCAACACACCAACACATTAAATAGCTGGGATATCCGGTCAGTATCAGTTGATCTGCCGGAAGAAGAGGACAAGCCCTACTGGCATAAGATTGCAGCATCTGTGATCGGGTTCGGAATGGCGATGATCGGATGGTGGTTAGTGGTTGGGTATTAAAAAAGAGTGCTGTCACAGTAAATTTCGAAATAACAATAAGACGCCAATCGGGAGGTGAGTGAATTTGAGCAAAGGAAGAAAGCCAGAAAATTTAACTGGTATGAGGTTTGGCAATCTTACTGTATTGAGAAGCGCACCAGACAGAGTGTATAAATGCGGAACTGTCGAGAAAAGGTGGATATGTCGGTGTGATTGCGGAAACGAAACAGAAGTAAGTAGAGGAAATTTAAAGTCTGGGAGAGTTAAAACGTGTGGCTGCTCTAGAGGGAAAAGATGGCAAGAAAGAAAAATACATGGAGAACGTATTATTGAAGTAAACAAAGAGGATTACAAAAGAATACAAAATATTCGAAAGCACATGCTTAAACGGTGCAACGACAGTCATGACAAATCTTTTCCGATTTATGGTGGACGTGGAATTTCAGTGTGTAAAGACTGGACGGAAAGCACTTTGGCTTTTTATATGTGGGCAAAAAACAATGGTTACAAAGAAAAACTTACGATTGACCGGATAGATGTTAATGGAAACTACGAACCGGAAAATTGTAGATGGATTTCAATATTTGACCAACAAAGCAACAAGAGAACAAATGTTTATATAGAGTGTCTTGGTGAAAAACATACGATAGCGCAGTGGGCTAGGATAACAGGACTTGATGAAGAAACCATTCGCAGAAGGAATAAAAAAGGACTTCCGGCCAAGAAAGTCCTAGGTATTGAAGTGCATAGTTAAAGCACTCAAATTAGTAAATCAGTTAAATTGTAGACGAAAAGGAGAGAAATGTAAATGAAAATTACAAAAATTAAGATCAAAAATCTTTATGGAATTACAGAATACGAAGGGGACGGAAAGAGCGTAGAGCTTTCTGGAACAAATGGAGCAGGAAAATCTTCCGTGATTGATGCAATTCGGTATGCTCTTACAAATAAGTCAAACCGGAAATATATTGTCAGAAACGGGGAAACAGAGGGCGAAATTCTGATTGAAACAGATAACGGATTGAGAATCAATCGGAAGGCAAGAACGAATCAAGCGGATTACAAGAGCGTGAAGCAGAACGGTCATGAGGTGGGGAGTCCGGAAACATTTTTGAAAGATATTTTTACTCCACTGCAGCTGTCACCAGTTGAATTTATGGAGAAATCCGAAAAAGAGCAGAATGCAATTTTGCTTGATATGATCCAGTATGACTGGTCATTGCAGACAATCCGTGAATGGTTTGGTGAAATTCCAGATTGGGTATCTTACGATCAGAATATTTTACAAGTTTTGAATGATATACAGTCGGAAAACGGCATGTATTACAGGAATCGGCAGGATGTGAATAGAGATATCCGGAATAAAAAATCATTTGTTGAGGATATCGCAGATGCTATCCCGTCTGGATACGATGCAGAAAAATGGGAAAATGAAAATCTTGGACAGCTGTATCAGGAAATCGAGCGCATCAGAAAAGAAAATGAGCAGATCGAGAAAGCAAAGCGATTCATCGAGCAGAGAGATAATAAAGTCCGGTCGTTCGAAGCGGATAAAGAGATTAAATTATCTGCATTGGAAAGGTCATTTACCGCAGAGCGGGAGCGGCTTTTGAAAGAGAATGAAAGACTGCAGGCTCAGTTAAGGGAAAATCAAACAATGCTTGCTGGCATGGAAGAAAGAAAAGCGGACAAAGCAGAAGTAATCGTAAAAGAATATGAAGCGAATGTTGCGAAATATGACAGCTCTGTAGAAGAGTACAAGGAATTGTCTGAAAAGGAAGTGCAGGATTACTCGGAATTGCAGAATCAGGCATCTTATGCGGAAGAGATGAAATCCCACTTGAATGAATATCGGCGAATGGTTGATCTACAGAACGAAGTGGAGCGATTAAAAGCGGAATCCGAAGAATTTACGAAGAAAATCGAAAAGGCACGGTCTCTTCCTGGGGAAATTTTAGAAACTGCAACTATTCCAATTTCTGGTCTTACGGTTGTAAATGGCGTTCCACTGATTCACGGACTACCGATCAGCAATCTATCAGACGGAGAAAAACTTGATCTTTGTATTGATGTGGCGATTCAAAAACCGAATGGACTGCAGATCATCCTGATTGATGGAGTAGAGAAAATGTCTACAAAAATGCGGACAGAGCTGTATCAGAAGTGCAAAGATAAGGGATTACAGTTCATCGCAACAAGAACAACAGATGAAGAAGATCTGACAGTGATTGAATTATAAGGAGAATCGATATGGAAGAAATGATTGTAAAAGAAGAAAGACACGAATTAAGTCCGTTTGCGGACAGTCAGAGTTTTCAAAAGATTTTTGACATCGGGAAAATGTTCGCCACATCACAGCTGGTGCCACAGAATTACCAGGGCAAGCCAATGGATTGCACCATTGCAGTAGATATGGCGAATCGAATGGGTGTATCCCCTATGATGGTCATGCAGAATCTGTATGTTGTAAAAGGTAAGCCTACATGGAGTGGACAGGCTTGTATGAGTATGATCCGGGCGAATACAGAATTTAAAAACGTCCGTCCGGTGTACGATGGAACACCTCATACAGATAATTGGGGATGCAGAATTGAAGCAGAATATAAAGATAGTGGAGAGAAAATCAAAGGAACTACAGTGACGATCGAAATGGCTAAAAAAGAGGGATGGTATGAAAAAACAGGAAGTAAATGGAAAACCATGCCGGAGCAGATGCTTGCATATCGTGCGGCTGCGTTCTTTGCTCGGGTATATACTCCAAATTCTCTTATGGGGGTTTATGTCGAGGGTGAAGCAGAGGACATATCAAAAAGTGATACAAGAGTAGCAGAAAACCCGTTTGATTTCGAAGCAGCGGTGCAAGAAGCAGAGGATGTATTTGAATGATTTTAACACAGGAAAATTATTACAGCAAAGAAGCAAATCAGGAGTATCTCAGTGTCTCGCAGTATAAGGATTTCTGCGGAACAATTGGACGTGTTGGGTGTGAGGAACAGGCACTTGCAAAGCTGAATGGTTACTGGGAGATGGAGAAAACAACAGCACTTCTGGTTGGCTCTTATGTGGATTCTCATTTCGAGGGAACACTTGATTTGTTTAAGGCTCAGAATCCAGAAATATTTACAAAAAATGGAGAGCTAAAGGCAGAGTACCGAAAAGCAGAAGAGATCATAAATAGAATCGAAAGAGACCCTTTATTCATGATGTTTATGAGCGGAGAGAAGCAGAAAATCTTTACGGCTGATCTGTTTGGAGCGAAATGGAAAGTGAAGCTTGACAGCTATTTGCCCGGTAAATGCATCGTTGATTTGAAAGTAATGAAATCCCTTAGAGAAGCGCATTACGCAAAAGACATGGGACTGATGGACTTTGTGAGATTTTGGGGCTATGACATACAAGCTGCCGTGTATCAGGAGGTAGTGAGGATCAATACAGGGGAGCGGTTGCCGTTTTATATCGCAGCAGCCAGCAAGGAGAAAGTGCCAGATATCGAGATTATCCAGATCCCGCAGGAATGGATGAATGATTGCTTGTCTGGAATGGAAATGAATGTATCAAAGATTCTCTCTCTGAAAAACGGAGAGATTGACCCGATACGATGCGAAGTTTGCGACTGGTGCAAGCATACCAAGATATTAAAATCACCGATCTGGCCAGATAATTTGATAGGAGAAGTGTAAATGAAAAAGTCAGACACGATAGTAACAGAATACGTTGAGTTCTGCTTGATCTGCGGAAAACCATACAACATCCATGGACATCATTTGATCTGTGGAAGAGGGAGAAGACAGAACGGAACAAAGGACAAGTTGATTCTTCCGGTGTGTAGTGAATGTCATGGGAAAATACACGAAAATGGTGTAAGTATGGCACTGTCGAAGATGGTAGGACAGGCAATCTATGAGCAGAACCATACACGAGAGGAATTTAGAGAGCGATATGGACAATCATATTTTTGAAATCAGAGGGAAATTTTACAAAGGACATTGTTTCCCTGGTCTGAATGATTACATACATGAGATCGGGAAGAACCCGAAAGCAGGAAATCGAATGAAGCAACAGTATCAGATGATAGCCTGTAACGCCGTCAGGCTTGGCTTAAAGCGTTTTAAAACAGATAAGCCTATCATTCTGCACTATACGTTTAAAGAGCCTAAAAAGGGCAATAAACGGGACAGAATGAATGTTTTCAGTTTTGCGGACAAGGTGATTGAGGACGCATTGCAGAAATGCGATGTGATTGTTAATGATGATCCGGCTCATGTCGTGAATACAACGCATGAGTTTGAGTATACAAGCGGAATCCCGTCAATCATTGTCCGAATTGAAGAGGTAACGAGGTAGAGAGCCTTGTTATAAATTGTAACCCGTTCATGTTCAGGTACGTCACACTACGCTGAATACATATCCCGGGATTTCTCCCGGGAGGAAAGGAGTGAAAGACTCTAGGAACTATGGCTAAAAAGTATTACTGGCTAAAACTGAAAAACAACTTTTTTAGTCAGCCAAAAATAAAAAAACTTAGGAAAATAGCCGGTGGAGATACTTACACGATCATATATCTGAAAATGCAGCTTTACAGTCTGGAAGATGATGGGAAGTTATATTTTGACGGCATCGAAGAGAATTTTGTAGAGGAAATGGCATTGAAGATAGATGAAGACCCGGAAAATGTAGGCGTTACAATTCAATTTTTGCTTGCGCAAGGACTTATGATTTTATGTGATGATAATGAGTATTTAATGACAGAAACGCAAGAATCAATAGGGACAGAAAGTGACTCAGCACAACGAGTTAGAGCGCATCGTGAGCGAAAAGCGTTACATTGTAACGATACAGTAACATTGTGTAACACAGAGATAGAGATAGAGAAAGAGAATAGAGATAGAGTAAAGAGAAAAGAGAAAGAAAAAGAGATAGAAGAGTTATTTGAGCGATTATGGAAAAAATATCCGGAGAAAAAAGGAAAAGGACAGGTAAGTAAAAAGAGCAAGGAAAGGCTACTCGATATTGGCTACGAGCAATTCGAAAGAGCGATAAATCGCTATAAAGAAGATTTAAAAGAAAATGAATGGAGAAAACCTCAATACGGCAGCACCTTTTTTAACACCGGATATGAAGATTATCTCGACAAAAATTATCAGCCACCAGAGAGGACGGCAAAACCGCCAGTAAGCAGAAATCTAAACAACTTTGATCGCAGAGAATATGACATGGACTCTCTGGAAGAGCAACTACTGAACTCGAATTAAGGAGGAACTATGGAACCGAAGAAAGTAACAATAAATTACGCTCTGCTCTGCAAGGAACTAGAAAAGCAGGGCAAGACGAAAAAGGGATTCTCCCTAGAAATGGGGAGAAGCGAAAGTTTTGTGAATTACATAGCCAATAATCCAGATCAACCAGAAGCTGTGGAACGGATCATGTGCTTGCTTCTCGGACTTAAACCGGGAAGTCTGGTAAAAGAGCCGGAAAAGAAAGGCATGACCGCAGCACAGGCGCTTACAGTCATCCGGGATGAGATTTTAGAGAATCGCAGAATCATGCAGGAGAATTTTGAAAAAATCTGGAACAAGCTGAACACCAATACCGTCCAACTGGAAAAGATCAAAGACAAGGTCAACACGATGTCAAAGACCGACTACGACAAAGCATTAGAGTGGCTAAAAGACAAGATGGAAGGCGGACGCTATGACGGGGCGAAGTTGCTCATGGAGTCAGAAGCTGCAGGAATTAAAAGGTCGGACATCATGAAAGCGAAAGCGGAACTTGGAGTAAGAATCCAGACTACAGGGTACGGAAAGAATGTGAAAGCATGGTGGAGTTTAAAGGGTGAACAGGCATGAATATGAAAAGATATGGGTTTAAGATTTGCAAGAAAAGACACGGAAACATGGATTTTTACACAAAAGTTAGCTCCAAGCGCAAGAGAAAGAAAAGGGTGAGAGGAAAATGAGTAGACAAGCACACTTTCTGGATCCGTACCAGTTCCAAATCGAAGAGATGGTAAAACTCGGATGCACGGATGAGCATATCTGCAGAGTGCTTGAGGATATTACCGGAAAAGAAGTGAAAAAGAGGGTAATAGCAAACAAGAGGATGTGGTTAAGAAAGATGGAAAATAAAAGAAAACAATACGAACCGTACAAGGGAGAAATTAAGTACATGATCGAATACGGACTTACGATCCAGAACATCTATGCAGCAATAAGCGAAGAGAGCGGAATAGATGCGAGCATTGAAACGTTTAAAAACTTCCTGAAGGATAACGATATGATGCCTGAGTCAAAGAAACAGGAAGCTTCGGTCAAGGATATCTTTGGCAACATTGCAAATTACATGGAGTTTCACGAGGGCTGGGTGCGGACCAGTTGCCGGCTCAACAGGGCGATGTCGAATCCAAACCGGATATTAATGCGGAGGTATTTGCAGTAGGTTATAAAAAATAAGCGAAAAATAGAAAGGAGCCAGCCTCCGGCCGGGGCAAGGGTATACCGGGCTTCTGAGAAAAAAATGAGAAAAAAACTAAAGTGTGAATTATACAGAGATTTGATGCAGAACTATAAAAAATACGGGATTCAACCAGCACAGTTAATTATTGCAGATGTGCCGTACAACGTAGGGAACAACTTCTATGGCAGCAATCCGATGTGGTACAAAGGTGGAGACAATAAAAACGGGGAAAGTAAACTTGCCGGGAAAGCGGCCTTTAATTCCGATTTTAATTTCAATCTTTACGAATACTTTCACTTCTGTTCCAAAATGTTGAAAAAAGAAGATAGGAAGCCGTGCAGCAGAGGGAGAAGCAGTAATTCTCCTTGCATGATTGTATTTTGTGCATTCGAGCAGATTCAGACGCTGATCAAAGCGGCAGAAAAACATGGATTTGTGCATTACATACCACTTGTATTTTGTAAAAACTATAGCCCACAGGTATTAAAAGCGAATATGCGTATTGTTGGGGCTACGGAATATGCGTTGGTGTTGTATCGTGATCGACTTCCAAAATTCAGAAACGGAGTCAAAACAGACGAAAACGGGAAGAACATACCTGGTACAGGGAAGATGATATTTAACTGGTTCGCATGGGAGAGGGATGGGAAAGAGATTCCAAAAATTCATCCAGCCCAAAAGCCAGTGAAAGTATTAAAACAGCTGATCGAGATTTTCACGGATCCGGGGGATGTGGTAATTGATCCGTGCGCTGGCAGTGGTTCCACGCTTAGAGCAGCCGTAGAACTCGGAAGAAGCGCTTATGGATTCGAGATCGACAGAAATTTCTACAAGCGAGCGACAGAGGAAATGCTGGCTTATGAAAGAGATGAACAAATGAGCATAGAAGACTTTATTGCGGAGGAATGAATAATGGCAAAAACAGAAGAAACACGCTTGCGAAAAGGCGACACGATCAAATGCGCTGATGCAGAGGATTGCGTGAGGACAATGAATGAATTGGCGGTCTGTGGGATAGAGACGGATTTCCTGTATGAAAAAGATGGAGAGAGCGGTTTATGGTTGGAAATAACGGGAGGAAAATTAGATGGATGAGAAGAAAGTTAGAGAAGCGATAGAAAGAATACACAAAATGCGAGATGCGTACAATGCAACATTGCGCTCACTTCCGCAGAAAACGAGAGAAAGAAGTGATTATAACAATTATGTCGATGCATTTCTAGTAGCAATCGAAGCATTAGAAAAGCAGTTGCCGAAGAAAGTAGAAAACTGGAATGGACAAGCGTCGTGTCCTAGATGCAAAAGACTGTTTGGAAATATGGCAGATATAGAAATGTTTCGTTATTGGGATTCTGATTGCTGCAATCATTGTGGACAGAGATTAGATTGGAGTGAGTAACATGGAAGAAATTAGAGTCGGAGACATAGTGATGTGCGTTGAATATCCAGGTAATCCATGCGGAATAGTGGTTAAACAGTATCGTCCGACAGCATGCGGACAGCAGACAATGATTAAATGCAATGACGGGCGGTTATTCCACGCACCAACAAGTGATTTTAGAAAGATAAGGTAATTGGAAGGGGAAAGGAATAATCATGATAGGAAAATGCAAAGCACCAAACACATGTGTATGCAAATACGAACATTGTTGCATAGAATGCCCAGAAAATGATATTTGCAATATGCAGTGTGTAGATAAGGACAGATATGAGTATTGTGTGGAGTGTCCGGAATATGAGGAGGAGTAGTGATGAAAAAATATGATATTTTAATTGCGAAATTGTATGCGTGCTGCGGAAATCAAGAAGAGTTTCCACGCGAGCCGATTACCATTGATACTAATAAAATGAGCGAGTTATTGGAAGGTGTATTTATAAAAGCAGGATTGTTGGAGGTGGAATGATGAAAATAATGATAACTATATTGCGCAAAAATGGAGAATGCAGAACTTGGACAAATGCAAGTGCGGAAGAACACTTAGCAATGGGTCTTACAGCTTACGCGGAAGGTGTAAAAAGATGTGCGGAATCATGGGAAAAAGAAACGGAAGAAGTGGAAAGAGTGGTGAAAGAAGCGCTGGAAAGCGAGAGATAAAGTATGAACACATTAGAGAAAATCGTGGAAGAAATCGAGTCCATGAAAAATGATGCCTACGAAACGCTGAAAGAAGAAAAGCGAAAACATGGGGAAAGTGGTGTAGCGGAGTGCTTGGAAAGTTATATCTATGGGCTGACTTGCGCAGTAGATATTGTGGAGAAGTATGTGGGTAAGGAGAATGCGGAATGAAAATTAAAGCGTGTCCATTTTGCGGATGCCGTGACAGAAGAGTCGGAATCCGGATAATGGGAAGCAAAGGATATAGGGTAGTGTGCGGTGCTTGCGGAGCATCTGGGCCTTATGTGGCAATTAAGGCGTGTCGGGATGACAAGATGATTGCGCAGGAAGCAGCAAGACAAGGATGGAATAATAGGCGGGAGGAATAACATGGACATTTTAATCACAATCGCATTCCTAGCCCTGTACTATATCCTGGGGCTTGGAACAGTGATTACTTTAAAAACAGGAATCGAAGAGGAAGTAGAACTTGAAGGAGCAGATTACCTTCTGGCTGGAGGGTTTCCGATACTGTTATTTGTGGTTTTTTTAGATTGGATTGTGCGGAGATTATGGAGGTAAAAAAGATGAGATTTAACTGGGACGAATTTAAGGATGCAGATAATAAGATTGCGGTGCATTGTAAGACCGAGGAAGAAGCGAAAGATTTTTGCAAGAGAATGCATGAGCATGGGATGAAGTGGAGAGATGGAGAGAGTTATTTAGAATGTACAGAATATGGAAAACATCTCAGTGAAACATGCTATACAGGATATGGTGAGTTCGCAAGTTACGATTTTTACAAAGAACGCGAATACAAAATTTTAGAATGGAGTAATTACATGGACAAAGAATTTACCAAGGCAGATCTGAAAGATGGGATGGTAGTGAAATATCGAAATGGTGACAAGAGAATGGTGATAAGCGAAGCATTAATCGGAGAAGATGGATATTCGGATCGAAACTGCTTTCGAGAAGATTTGACAAACAGATATTTTAAAGATCTCGATATTGTTGGTGTCTACGCAATCCAAGAATATAGCAACTTTGCAGATATGCTTTCGGACTATAACTTAGAACTCATCTGGGAGCGCAAAGAACCAAAGAAAATGACAGTGGAAGAAATGCGACAGAAGCTGGAGGATCTGACAGGAGAGGAAATTGAGGTGATGGAATGAGAGGAACAACCTTAAAGCATAGGCGTGGCAAGAAAGAAATGAAGCAGGATCAGAAAGATCACTATGCAGGAATGGCAGAACATGAACCATCGGAAGGAGCAAAAAAGTGGATGCAGAGTCAACCGTACAAAACGCACACGGTAGAGGACTGCTTGAAAAAATGGGGAGTAGATACGAAAGGGAGTGTAGTCAATGAAAAATGAAGAGTACTGCATGGAGGGATACAAAGCGCTTGCGGCTGCTGTGGTGAGTAAAGCGGTACAAGATTATAGGCTTGCATTAAGAGCACTGTACCGGAAACCGAATGACAGGGATGCGCAGCACACGAAAAAAGAGTGCGAGATATTCTTTCACAAAAATATCGGGCTATATTCAGAATTGGACGGAGAAGCAATTATAAAGGCGGTACGAGAAAGAGTAGAAAAGGAGATGAGACGTTGAAGCAGGAATACTTTAAAAACTACAAGAGCAATAAATCGGAGCTTGAGTCCTTGGAAAAAGTACTGGACAAGCTTAAAGCAAAAAGAGAAGATATCCCGATTGTTGCCGGGAAGGTGTCTAAATCAGCAGATGAGTTTCCATACATAGAGCAGAGAGTAACTGTGGAAATGAGGGAACCAAGAGCGTCAGATCAGGTAGAGCAGAGAATTCGGAAGAAAGAAGTTAGAAAGAGAGAGGTTGAACACCAGATAAAAGCCGTAGAGAGATTTATCGGTGAGATGCCAGAGGGAAGAGACAAAGATGTAATGGAGATGCTTTATCTAGATGGAATGACGCAAGAAGAGGTTGGGAAAATGCGTGGATACACCAAAGGGAGAATATCGCAGATAAACGCGAAATACACAAAAGATTAAACACATTAAACTTTTTGCTATGTTACAATTATAATGTAATCAGTGTATGGTTACGGAATAAATTAACTTTTTCCAACATGTATACCGCCGGACTTTCACCCTTTCTCGTCTGGCGGTGTTTTTATGCCGTGACAAACGTAGGGTAGACAGGTTCGACTCCTGTACACGGCTTTGTGATGTGAGTATACAGGCTGCACAGCTGAGGTCTGTTCTGGGGAGTGCACACCGGACTTACATTGCAATGGTACCAAAACGCAGATATCCGCAGATCTGCAAAACAAACAAAAATAGATTCAGCAATCTATATTTAGTGTCAGTACCCGAGTGCGGATAGGGTAAAGGGTGTCAATAAAAGGCATCCTACGGGTGTATAGCTCAGTTGGTAGAGTGATCGGCTTTTAACCGACGTGTCGCAGGTTCGAATCCTGTTATACCCGTTGTGGACTACTGCAAGGTTCCTCCTTTTTCTTATAAATTTTGATTGTGTATTTGGTTATTTTGGTTTTTGTTGGCGTTATTAATTCTTTCAGCAGTAGTCCTAAATTCTTAGCATCCAGAGATGGGTGCTTTTATTATGTTACAAAGGAGTAAAAGCATGGGAGTTATTAAAAAATATTGTGCAAGCATAGTAAGACAGAATATGTCAGTACAGATCTTGTAAGGCAGAATGATGGCAGCTTTATCACAGAGCACACATGGAGACGCAAAGACTGTGGAAAACTGATCAAAGGGAGGAAGCATGGGAAAGTTTTACGAAAGCCGAAAGTGGAAAAAGAAAAGAGAAAACATATTAAGGCGTGATAACTATCAATGTCAAGAGTCTAAGAGATACGGGAAGTATGCAGAAGCTACGACAGTACACCATATCTATCCATTGGAAGAGTATCCAGAGCTTGCACTGACGGACTGGAATCTCATCAGCATGTCCACTGCGCAACATGATCGGATGCACGACAGGAAGACGGATAAGGTGACAAGTCTTGGAATGTACTGGCAGAGGAAAAGGAGAAGGGAGTTTGAAGCATGGAAGAAATCAAGATGTACGAACTTGAGTGGAGTGGACGAGTAGATAGAAGCGTCTCGGAAGTAACTGAGATATTGGGGGATGCAGTAAAGAAGTGTGTCGATATCGGTGTTGGTGCTAATGATAAATGGAGTGTGACATCAACCCCACTTGGAGAGATTTTTATAAAAATCGTTACGAAAAGAAAAGAATCTGCGATTTATACATCGGAATTGATGAAAGAAAAAGAAGGAATAAGCTTGAAGTTGAGCGAGATCAAGGTATCCCCCCTCCCTTTTGAGAATTAAAAATGTCTCATGAGAATCGGGAGAGAGGACTCTTTCCAATAGAGCGGATCTGTGAAAATAAATTTTCCGGCAGGACAGGAGGTGAGAATAGATGGCAAGATATATACCACAGAAGCAAACAATCATCGATAGAACAGTCAGATACATGAAAGAACTTGGAACCTACAAAGTGCAGTATAAACAGGTGATTGAGATCTACGCAGACATGATCTATCAGTATAATGTCTTAAGTAAGCAGTTCGAAGATTCAGGATATGAAGTGATTTTGGACACGGAGAAAAGCGGGGGTAAAAAAAGCCCTATTCTCGTGAGTCTCGAAAATCTACGGAAAGATATCGGAACATATTCCGACAGACTGATGTTGAATGCAAAAACGTACAATGCGGAGATTGAACAGCCGAAAAAAGAGAAATCTGCATTTGCATTATTACTGGAAAAACAACAGGGAAAGTAAATGGACTTATCCCATATTAGCAGTCCGCATTTCGATACGGCTGTGCGTTATGCGGAGGATATCGTAAGTAAAAAAGTCTTGGTGAACATAGATAGAGTGCTTGCGTGTAAGAGATTTCTGGCAGATTTAGAACGTGATGATTTAGATTTTCGCAGTGATCAATTTGATTTTGTGATCGATCTGATTGAGGGAACTATCCACCACGTACAAGGTGAGGACAAGAATGGAGTCAGTTTTAAAGGTACTCCAATGTTATTGACGGATTGGCAGAAATTTGTATGTGTGAATCTGTTTGGATTCTTCCGGAAAGGCACAGACATTAGGCGTTTTAACGAAGCGCTTATTTTTTTACCAAGAAAACAGGGGAAAACATCCTTTAGTGCTGCGCTTGCTGATGCGAAAAGCATTCTGGACAGAGGATCTGGTGCGAAGACATACATCGTTGCGAACTCTGTAAAGCAGACCATGGAAAGTTTTGGATTTTTGGTGGATAACGTTGAAGCCTTGCGTGGAGATGTTGATAAGCTAAGAATCCGAAACAATAACCAAGAGCATTCCATTAGTATTGATTTCGGAGACGGTACCGCTGAAATGTATGCGATCGCCAACCAGGAAGATAAATTGGACTCTTTAAACTGTAACTGTCTGATTCTGGACGAGCTGCATTCTTGGAAAAGAGCTGGGGCTAAAAAATATATATTGATGAAAAACGCCATGAAAGCATATCGAAACAAATTGTTGATTGGTATATCTACTGCTGGAGACATTCCGGACGGATTCCTTGCGAATAGGATTAAGACTCTTCATGACGTTTTGAATGGAACAATCACAGACAAAGCGTATGATTCCTATTTTATTTTTATTTGCAAAGCAGACCAGGATAAAGAAGGAAATGTTTTAAACAGCAAAGGCGAGATTACAACTTTGGATGATCCGGAAGTGCTACAGATGTGTACGCCGTCAATTGGAGTTACTGTTACAGTAGATGAGTTGCTGGATGATGCAGCGCAGGCAATGAATGAACCGCAGTTAAGGGCGGAGTACCTGAATAAAACTCTGAATATCTTTACAAATGCTCTGAATGCATACTTTGACATCAACGAATTCAGATCATCTGACGATGAATATAACTGGTCGTTGGAAGAGCTGGCAAAACTGCCGATTACATGGTATGGCGGCGCTGACTTATCAAAACTTCACGATCTGACAGCCGGCGCTATTTATGGAACATACAAAGATGTGGATATCTGCATCACACACGCTTTCTTTCCGAGAGCGGCGGCAATTAAAAAAGGTGACGAGGATGGAATACCACTATTTGGCTGGGAAGAGGATGGATGGCTGACGATGAGCAATACAGCCACAGTACTTCCGGATGACATTGTGAACTGGTTCATCTCCATGAAGAAGATGGGATTCAAAATCAAAATTGTCGGATTCGATAAGAAATTCGGACGAGAGTTTTTCTTAAAAATGAAAAAATCTGGATTTAAGATTCAAGATCAGCCACAGTATTTTTACGTGAAGTCTGAGGGATTCCGACATATTGAGGTAAAAGTAAAGAATAAGAAATTCTATTATCTACATTCGGATGCTTTCGAGTACTGCGTACAGAATGTAAGAGCAATCGAAAAGGTGGATGACATGATCCAATACGAGAAAGTAGATGGAGACGGTGGAGTAAGACGAATTGACTTATTCGATGCAGGGGTCTTTTCGTGCTGTCAGATGTTGGCTGACATGGCACTTGGAAATGCAGCAAATAAATGGTTAAAGAGAGAGTAGGAGAAAGAATGTGCGTGAAAACAGAATGCGAAATCCTTTATTTATGTGATGGGAAAAGATGCGAGAAATGTAGTGGAAATTGCAAACATACGACTGATATATCTCACGCTAAAAATAAGGATGATTTTATTGACAGAAAATGTACTTGCCTTGGAAGAGCTGAAAACGGGAGACTGATTTTTGCAGAAGACGAAGAATAGGAGATTAAAATGGCAAAGAAAAAGAAGCAGAAGAGTATTAGATCAGAACCACAGAATAAAGTATTTGTTTATCAGGGAGCTACGTTCTCTGATTTTTTATTGCCGTCAGGATACACAACGCTGGCGCAGAATCCAGAAATTCGGGCGGCGTGTCAGAAAATTGCCGATTTGGTTTCTGGCATGACAATCCATTTAATGGAGAATGGTCCGCATGGAGACATCCGGATTAAGAATGAGCTATCACGGAAGATTGACATTAATCCGTATTCGCTGATGACGAGAAAAGCGTGGGTTTACAACATTGTTTACTCAATGCTCTTGCCGGGTGACGGGAACGCAGTCGTCCTTCCGGTGATGAGGGATGGATACATTGATGAGTTGATTCCGCTGAAGCCGTCCATGACGAGTTTTGAAGAAACGCAGACAGGATACAAGGTGATCTACGGAAGTGAGGAATATGATCCGAGCGAAGTATTGCACTTTGCAATCAACCCAAATCCAGAGTATCCGTGGAAGGGTACGGGCTACAGGCTTGCTTTAAAGGATATCGCATCTAATTTGAAACAGGCGAATGCGACTAAGAAATCTTTTATGAGCGGACAGTACATGCCAAACGTCATTGTTAAGGTAGATGCAATGTCGGAAGATTTTGCAAGCGAAGCCGGAAGAAAGCAAATTAAAGAAAAATATTTGAAAGAATCGAAACCGGGTGAGCCGTGGATCATACCTGCGGAATTTCTGGAGGTATCCGAGGTAAAACCACTATCCCTTAAGGATATCGCAATCAATGAATCGGTCGAGATTGATAAGAGGACGGTAGCATCCCTGTTGGATGTGCCGCCTTTTTTTCTTGGGGTTGGAAGTTTTAACAAGGATGAGTATAACAACTTTGTCCGGACGAGGGTAAAGTCGATTGCGGACGTATTCCAGCAGACACTTACGAAAGGCTTGATTCAGAGCCCGCATTGGTACTTTAAATGCAACTCGAAAAGCCTGATGGCTTATGACACCAAGGAGCTTGCGGAAATCGGAATGAACCTATATATCCGAGGGATCTACACAGGAAATGATGTACTGAATCTGATTGGTGATTCTCCGAAGGACGGATTGAATGATCTGATTATCCTCGAAAACTTTATTCCACAGGGGATGATTGGAGAACAGAAGAAATTAAGGACGGGAGGTGATGAATAGTGGAACGAAAGAAAGAAAACCTAACCAGATCGTGGAAAGCGGAGTTTGAAACACGAGAAGCGGAGGACGGAAAGAAAACAATTTCCGGATACTTCGCTGTTTTTAATTCCGAAACAGAGTTGTGGCCGGGAGCTTACGAAGAAATCGCACCAGAAGCGTTTGTAAATACCATGAGCAACGACATCCGCGCTCTGACAAACCATGATGACACACTTGTACTTGGACGGACAAAAGTTGGAACTTTACGCCTGAGAACCGATACAAGAGGTCTATGGGGCGAAATTGATATCAATGAAAATGATTCAGACGCAATGAACCTGTATGAGAGGGTAAAACGTGGAGATGTGGATCAGTGCTCGTTTGGATTCAATATAGTTCGGGAAGAAACCGATTGGAGAGATGACGGCACTGTGAAATGGACAATACGAGAAGTTGATCTGCACGAAGTGTCTGTATGCACATTCCCGGCTTATGAAGATACGGGCGTACAGGCGAGACATGCACAGGTGGAACAGTATCGGGAGAAACAGTTGGTGCAGTGGCGAAGTAATGCCACGAAGAGATTGAAAGGAGAAAAATAATGGCTTTAAGACAGTTGATGCTTGCGAAACAGATCGCGGACAAAGAGAAAGAATTGGAAGAAATCCGTGGAAAAGACGCAGATTTTGAGACAAGAGAAAAGGAATTGGAAACATCCATTGAAGAAGCAAATACAGAGGAAGAACGCTCGGTTGTGGATGAAGAGATTACGAAGTTTACTGAGGAAAAAGAAGCGCACGAAGAAAGAAAAAGTGAGCTTGAAACAGAGCTTGGCGAGCTGCGTGGAAAAATGAAGGAGTATGAAAAAGCTCCAGAAAAACGTGAAAAGGAGAAAGATATGGGTAAAAGAAGTGAAGAAATCGAAGAGGCAAGAAGCGCGATTAACGCATTTGTGAAGTCCAAAGGGCAGGTAAGAGAGGGCGGATTCAAAGAAGTGGATGCAGGTATTTTGATCCCGGTAGAAATTCTTGCTCCACAGGAGAAACCAGAGGACATCGTTGATTTGAGAAACTATGTAAAAGTAGTAGGCGTAAACAGTGCATCTGGAAAATATCCAGTAATTGCGAAATCTGGAAGCAAAATGAACACTGTAGAAGAACTTGCGCAGAACCCAGAACTTTCCAAACCAAAAATTACTGAAATTAGCTACAACATCGAAACAAGAAGAGGATATATCCCGATTTCACAGGAGGCGATCGATGACGCTGACTATGATGTAACAGGTCTGATCCGAGATGAAATCAATGACCAGTCCGGAAACACAATCAACACAGACGTTGCGACTGTATTAAAAAGTGCAACACCTAAGACTGTGAACGGGCTGGATGGATTGAAAGATTTAATTAACAAGGATATTAAGAAAGTCTATCCAGTGAAGCTTATCATTTCAGCGTCTCTTTACGCAGAACTGGACAAGCTGAAAGATAAAAATGGAAGATATCTGTTGCAGGATTCTATCACTTCCTCAAGCGGAAAGGTGCTGTCTGGCAAAGAGGTAATCGTTTTGGATGACGAAATGATCGCAGGAGCTGGCGAATTAAAAGGTTTTGTCGGTGATCCGAAATCATTCTGCACATTCTTCGACCGCAAACGGACAAGCGTTGAATGGGTAGATAACCAGATTTACGGCAAACTGCTTGCCGGAGTTGTAAGATACGATGTGAAGAAAACGGATGCAGACGCCGGATTCTACATTACATACACACAGGGGGAATAGTTCCCTCTGACGATGTAGCCTTAGTTGGCAGAGGGAAAGTAGGCAAGGCAAAAGCAGGTAAAGCAAAATAGTATAATGGAGGTATTCAAAATGGCATACGAACCAACTACATGGAATAATGATGACGTTATTACAGCAGAGAAACTGAATAAGTTAGAGCAGGGCGTAAAGAATGAGCAGGTTGGACCAGCAGGACCAAGTTACACTCTTCCAGCGGCGAATAAAACAACGCTCGGCGGTGTGAAACAGATGGCTTTGATCGAAGATTTGTCCACAGAAACAGCAACTGACCTGAAAGATAAAATCAATGCGATTCTTGCGGGGATGAAAAAACAGGGGATCATGGCGAATTCATAAGGAGTACGCTTATGAGAGTGATTGTATTGCAACTATTAAAAGACAGACTTGGAATCTCTACAGATAGTAGGGATTCCGTCCTTTATGCGATCATAGATGGTATTCTGGACGAATGCGAAAATGTATACGGCGTTCGCATCACGGAAGAGAGATATGACCACATCCTGCTTGTGCTGGATTGGGCTACGTGGAAGTATAACCATCCAGAAGATGGGGTGATTCCGAGGAGCATCCGGTTTCGGTTGAACAATCTGATGATTAAGGCGGTGCAGAATGAATCGAACATGGGATGAAAAAGTAGTATTGATATCTTCCAACGGGTATGAAGAGGATGAGATCGGTCAGCAAGTACCGATTGAAACGGAACAGGAGATCTGGTGCTGTAAAGAGCAAGTGTCCAGAAATGAGTTCTACCTTGCTGGACAGAACAACATGGAAATTTCAGGGATTTTAATCGTGCATCCTTATGAATATGAAGGACAGAGGTATATCCGATTCCACGGAAAGAAACTGAAAGTGGTGAAAACGTATCAGATCAGCGCAGAAGAACTGGAATTGACCTGTACGGAAAGGATCGAAAAATGAGCGAAAGCATAAGTGCTGACAAACTCGCAAGAGAAATTATGCGGCAGATGGAAGAATATACAGAGGAAGTAAAAGAAACCACACAGAAAGTCGCAATGGAAGTGTCCGGAAAAGCTGCGAAAAAACTAAGAGAAAATAGTCCAAAGAGCAAGAATGGCGGTACTTATGCAAAGAACTGGACGAGAACGACCGATAAATATGGAATAACGGTGTACAATAAATCTCCAACATACCGCATAGCACATTTACTGGAAAAAGGACACCAGTTGAAACGTGGTGGGAGAAAAATCGGTGAAGTACGAGCATATCCGCATATCGAAGAAGTGGAACAGGAATGCATAAAAGAGTATGTCGAAGAACTGGAAAGGAGACTGTAAAATGACGTTGCCAGAATTAAAAGACAAGTTAAAATCACTCAATCTTCCGATTGCGTATCGTTGTTTTGCAGTCGGTCAAGTACCAGAATTACCGTACATCGTATACTATGTGGACGAGGATATCGGATTTTATGCGGATGACACCGTGTATTACGAGGGATATGCCGTCACGATCGAGGTATACACAGATCAGAAAGACTTGCAGTTAGAGAAAAAAGTAAAGCAACTACTAAATAACAATGAGCTCCAGTATGAGTCGTACGAGAGTTTTTTAGAATCTGAAAATATGTATTTGAAAGCATATGAAATTGAAATATAGGAGGTAAAGAACATGGCAGGAAAAGAAAACAAAGTAGAATTCGGGTTAAGAAACTGTTATTACGCTGTTATTACAGAAGGAGAAGGCGGAAAAATCACATACGGATCGCCCAAGAGATTACCTGGAGCGGTAAGTATCACATTCGACAAGAGCGGCGATCTGATCCGGTTTAAAGCGGATGACATTGATTATTACACCAACGCAAATAATCAGGGATACGAGGGTACACTTACGCTTGCAAGAGTACCGGAAGAATTCCGGACAGAAGTGTTAAAAGAGGAGAAAACAGAAAAAGGTGTGATTCTCGAAAACTCTGACGCACAGGTGGCAAATATCGCACTGATGTTCGAATTTCAGGGAGATGTCAAGGCGACAAGACACCTCTTTTATTACTGCTCTGTAAACAGACCATCTGTTGGAAGTACAACAAAAGATAGCGGAGAACCGAACACAACAGAACTTTCGCTTGTGGCAAGTCCGAGACCGACAGACAACTTAGTCAAAGCATCCACAGCGGCAGGAGTCGATGAAGCAACATATAACTCTTGGTATACAACAGTATATGAAAAATCGGGGGAATAGCACCCCCTGAAGACCTCGCCTTGGTAGGCAGGGGGAAGATTGGAAAGGCAAAAGTAGGTAAAGCGAAATAAAGGGGTGGAGCGATCTGCCCCAATAGAAAAAAAGCGGAGGATGTTATGGAAAAAACAATTTACATTGACGAAAAACCAGTGAAACTGAAATCGACAGCAGCACTGCCAAAGAGATATAAGGCGCAGTTTGGAAGAGATTATTTTGCAGACCTGATGAAAGTAGCGAAAGTGTTTGGAAAAGGAACGAAAAGGAATTTTGGAATACAGGATATTTCTTTTGCTTCTCTTGACCACATGGACATGGAAGTATTTTACGACATCATCTGGACAATGGCGAAAACAGCAGACAGGACGATTCCTGATCCATTGGAGTGGTTGGATGGATTCGAAGTATTCCCGCTCAATGAAATCATGGGAGAAGTAAAGGATCTGCTTACAGACACCATGCCAACAAGTAAAAAAAAATAAGTGATAAAGATTCATCGAGTGGCGAACCGTTCACAAATGAGTCTTTTTTTTATGTTTGCCGACAGGTTGGACTGACCAGCGAAGACATGGAAGAAATGACCATTGGGGATTGCTTGGACTATGTACAGGAGTATATTGACAACCAGAAGAAGGATGAAAATCCTACTGCGAGAAAAGCAACACAGGAAGATTTTGATAATTTTTAAAGAGGTGAGAGAGTGGCGAATAAGAAAATAAAAGGAATCACAATAAAATTCGGTGCGGATACAATGGCGCTAGATAAGGCTTTAAAAGATGTAGACAAAACATCAAGAAGTCTTGGCGGAGAACTTAAGTCCGTAAATAGATTATTGAAATTTGACCCGAAAAATACGCAACTTCTCACGCAAAAGCAACAGTTGCTGAATGAGCAGATTGGAAACACGAATAAAAAACTGGATGCATTAAAACAAGCACGGAGTGAAGTTGAACAGAAGTTCAAATCTGGCGATCTCGGATTATATGAATATCGAGAATTCCAGAGGACGCTCGCAAAGACTGAACAAGATTTAAAATCTTATACATCACAATTGGAAAAATTAAATGATGTATCCGGAAAAGTGGCAAGCAAGATTAATGATGCCGGAGAATCTGTTAAGAAAATTGGCGGTAAAGTTAGCGATGCAGGAAAGGCACTTGCTCCGTTAAGTGGAGCTTTTGCCGGTGCTGGGATCGCTTCTTCCAAGATGAGCATGGACTTTGAAGAAGCAATTGCGAAAGTAAGCACGATTGCGGACGAAACAGAAGTACCGATTTCCGAATTGGAAAAGGGGATAAAGAATCTGTCGAATCAGACTGGTATAAGTGCAACAGAGATTGCAGATAACGTGTACGATGCAATTTCAGCAGGACAGAAAACAGGCGATGCTCTTGCGTTTGTAGAAAAGTCTACGAAACTTGCAAAAGCTGGATTCGCAGATGCTGGAAACGCGCTGGATGTTTTAACCACGATCATGAATGCCTATGGATTGGAAGCTAGTGAAGTTGGAAAAGTTTCCGATATGCTTATTCAAACGCAGAATGCAGGTAAAACTACAGTTGGGGAGCTTGCGTCAACAATGGGAAGGATTATCCCAACTGCAAAAGCAAACAATGTAGCACTAGATCAGGTAACAACTGGTTACGTAAAATTGACTTCTAATGGTGTAGCAGCAGCGGAATCCACCACGTACATGAACGCAATGCTAAATGAGCTTGGAAAGTCCGGTACAAAAGTATCCGATTTGTTAAAAGAAAAAACAGGGCAATCATTTTCAGAATTAATGCAATCAGGAATGAGCCTTGCAGATGTTTTAGAAATCGTCTCTAATGGGGCGAAAGAACAAGGTCTGGCATTTGGGGATATGTGGGGAAGTTCAGAAGCGGCAAAGGCTGGACTCGTGCTTCTCGGAGATGGAGCGCAGGAGTTCAATGCAACGCTTGACGAAATGCGAAATTCAACGGGTGCAACAGAAGAAGCTCTTGGAAAACTAGAAACGAAGTCTGATACATTCAGAAAAACATTTAATGAGCTAAAAAACGTGATGATTGAACTCGGTGACGCATTGATGGAAGTGCTTGCACCAGTGATAGATACTGTCGTAGAAAAAGTGAAAGAGTTTTCAAAGTGGTTTTCTGGGCTGAGTGATGAATCAAAGAAAATTATAGCAATAGGAACAATAATCGTGGCTACATTATCGCCTATATTAATAATAATAGGGAAGCTAATAATAGGAATTGGCACAATTATTAAAGTAGTAGGATCTATTGTTGGTTTGATCAATCCTGTCACGCTAACAATAGCGGCGGTTATCGCTGCAATAACTGGAATCATCCTTGTGATAAAAAACTGGGGAGATATCACAGATTGGCTGTCCGAAAAATGGAATGCATTTAAAGATTGGATGTCTGACCTGTGGGACGGTATCAGCGAGAGTGCGTCTGAAGCATGGGATGGAATCAAAGAATATTTTTCCAATTTATGGGATTCAATTTCACAAAAGGCGTCGGAAGTATGGGAAAATATCACAGGGACTTTAAAGGATACATGGGATGGAATTAAAGAATATTTTTCTAGCTTATGGGATTCAATTTCAAAAACAGCGTCTGAAACATGGGAAAGCATTGTAGGAACGTTAAAAGAAGTATGGGATGGAATTGTTGGTTTCTTTCGGGATACATGGGAAACGATATGCGACGTTATGGAGGGTCCGCTGAAATTTATCGAGGGAACAATAGGTGCTGTCATGTATGCAATTTACGCTGTGATATATACAGTATGGGAAGTAATAAAATTTGCATTAAAAAGCGCATGGGATTGGATAAGCGATACGGCAAGTGCAATTTTTACATCGATAAGCGAATTCTTTTCGGAAACGTGGGAGAAAATTTCCAAGGCAACATCAGAAGCGTGGGAAACAGTAAAACAAACAATAAGTGATGTGTGGAACTGGATAAAAGACACTGCAAATGCAATTTTCTCTCCTGTTGCCGAATTTTTCGTAAATCTGTGGAATGGAGTTAAAAATACAGTAATAGTTGTGTGGAGCACAATAAAGCAAGCGCTTAGTGACACATGGAACTGGATTAAAGATACAGCAACTTCGATCTTCGTTCCTGTAGCAGAATTTTTTACAAATACATGGAATGGAATCAAGGATACTGCAACCGGAATCTGGAACAGCATTAAGGGCACGCTCGGTGGAATATGGGATTCGATCAAAGAGAAAGCTATGGACGCTTTTTCATCCGTTTGGGAATTTATAAAAGACGGTTTTAACAGGCTCAAGGATACGCTTGGCGGAATTGTGAAAGAAATCGCAAACGCAATTGTGAAACCAATAGGTGGTGCGGTAAACGGCGTGATTAACGGCGTGAACTGGGTGCTCGACAAAGTTGGGTCAGACAAGCAATTTGCATTGTGGGAAGTCCCGAAGTTTGCAAGAGGAACTGGTGGCATTCCAAAAGACACGCTAGGTATCGTAAACGACCAGAAAGGCTCTACATACAAAGAAATGATCGTTCCACCACATGGAAAACCATTTATTCCAGAGGGGAGAGATGTAGTTCTGCCACTGGAAAAGGGAACGAAAATCATGCCAGCCAACCAAACAAAGAGTTTTCTGGAAGAACTTCCGCACTTTGCAAGTGGAATCGGTGAGTTTTTTGGCGGTGTCTGGGATACGGTTAAAGACTTTACAGGAAATGTATGGGATTACATCACGCACCCAAGTAAAATTGTGCAAATTGCGATTGATAAATTTACGGATTTAACGGGAGCGTTTGAACCTTGGATTTCCGTGGCGAAAGGAGCGGTGAATACGGTGTTCGACAGCGTGGTCGGATTTGTAAAGGGAATTTTTGATACGCAATCGAACGTTAATTACAATCCGAGTGCCGGTGTGGAGCAGTGGAGAACGCTTGCGATAAGAGCGTTACAGATGACAGGGCAGTATTCAGAAGCAAATTTACAGAGATTGTTGTACCAGATGCAGACAGAATCCGGCGGAAACCCGAATGCGATCAACAACTGGGATATCAACGCGATAAACGGTACTCCGTCTAAAGGCTTAATGCAGGTCATTGATCCGACTTTTAGAGCTTATGCAATGCCCGGATACGATAAAAACATCTACGATCCACTATCTAATATGCTTGCATCCATTCGATACGCAGTGTCTACGTACGGAAGCCTTGCGGCTGCTTATCGTGGAGTTGGGTACGAGGATGGTATTGGAGATATCAATTTGTCCGATCTATTACCGAGTCTGCCGATGTTGGACGTGAAATGGTTTAAAGATGGTGGAATCCTTACGAAGCCAGCATTATTCCAGATGCCGTCGGGAGGAATCGGTGGTGCTGCGGAAAGAGAAGCAGAAGCAATCACGCCGCTGAGATCGTTAAAAGGCTATATTAAGGAATCAATCTTGGAGATTATGGGCGAAAAGGATATTAATCTAAATATCAATCTGACAACGACGCTGGACGGAAGAGTTGTCGCACAGCAGACGGTTGGATATGCAAGACCGATGATAAAAAAGATGGATGATTTCGAGAAACTATTAGGAGGTGAGAGAGTTGGGCTTGCTTAAAGCAACCTATGGAGGCGTGGATATTCCGGTTAAAATTACAAGACTTGACCGGAACTTATCACCTTCCATCACAAATAATACAAGGAGCATTGAAAATGTAAATGGAGGAGAGTTTACGCATTCCACGTACTCTCCAAAACAGATTGTAATGGAGTTTCGTATTTCAAACTCTACGGCAAGGGAACTCAGTGAGTTCCGCAGAAAAATGTCAGAAATTCTGTATAGTAAAGAACCAAAGAGACTGATTTTTTCTGACGAACCAAGCATTTACTATGAAGCAATCGTGGATGGGGAACCGGTACTGGGAGAGGATGATATGTACAGCACCGGCACGATCACATGGCTAATCCCTGACGGTGTAGCATACTCCACCGCAGAATTCGACTTCTATGGCGTCCAGAATAACGGCTACCAGACCATTACCATCCAAAACAACGGCACCGAATGGGCAGACGTGGACTACGAGATCACGCACCAACACGAAAACGGATTTATCGGACTTGTGAGCCAGTATGGAGTGATCCAGCTCGGAAAACAGGAAGAGGCGGACGGAGAGAACTACGAAGCGTCCGAAGAACTGTTTAACGGTTACGGCTTGTTTCAAGACGATCATGGCACCTCTTATCAGAATCCGGAAAACACAACGCAAGGAACGTTGGAAGTACGGAATGTTGCCGGATACAACGTGATGGCATTAAAAGGTGGACAAGCAACATCCGGATACTGGAACGGTGGAATGAAAACACTTACTATCCCGGCAGACAGCGAGGGTAGAGGTGGTGCAAAGAACTTTTACTGCTACACGCAGCACTGGTTTGAAACCGGATTGATGGGGCAGACGGGAGCACAGACCATTGCATTTCTGACAGGAGATAATAAAGTAATCTGCGCAATGTCTATCAACAAGAGCGATTCTGTCGGAAACACGGCTCGTATCGAGTGGTTTGCTCCCGGAAACACATTAATCAGACGAGAAGAGTTCCAACCGACAGCCTACGAGGGTAATCCGTTTAATCTTAAAATGGGATGCCACAACGACTTTTTAAAAGAGGGAGAAAAGCTGCGGATTTTCTGGTATGGAAGTTATATGGAGCAAAACATACCAGAGATTAAGGATATGGAATGCGAAAAAATCCAAATCTGGATCGGACAGTGGGGAGACAGAAACCTCACAAACCAGTACGTTACACACAACTATTTAAAAAGCATCCGATTCCGGAAAGACAATGTCGATAAGTATAAGGACGTACCAAACCGGTATCGTGCCGGAGATGTGGTGTCTATAGACGGAGAGAGTACAAAGGTCTATGTAAACGGGATGCCGGCAAAAGGAGATGAGATTAATGGATCCAATTATCCAAAAGTTCCACCGGGGACAACGGAAGTCCAGTTCTGCTATTCTTCCTTTTCATCTCCACCGCCGCATATTAAAGCGAAAATACGGGAGGTATACTTGTAATGGACAGTATTAGAATTGCGATTTTAAGTGCAAATAACACACCAGTAGCATTTATGGATAATGCACATAAAAAGTCCATGCACTACTGGGGAGATGAGCTGCACGAATACTTGCAGGGTACGGCGAATACTTACACTTTTACGGTAAATGCAAAGCATCCAGACGCGCAGCATGTCAAAGCTGGGAATAAGGTAGCATTTACTTACAAGGGGAAATCATACTACTTAAACATTGTAAATACAGACCAAACAGAACAGACAATCACGGCTACGGCATGGTCGTTATCTTTTGAGCTAATCAACGAGGATGCCGGAGAGTACAAAGCCGGAAAAGCAATGAGCTTTGAGGAGTACCTTGCCGTTTTTGATGCTGAGAGAACACTAAAACTGGGGCTCAATGAGGTATCAGACAAGAGGATTACCAACGAGTGGACAGGCACAACATCCATACTGAAAAGGCTGTTTTCCTTGGCGAACGTATTTTCTGCGGAGATCGAATTTGAGACAGTGCTTAACAGCGATTACTCCTTAAAAGAGATTGTGCTGAATGTATATCGGAAACACTCCGATACAGACAGCGGAGTCGGAGAATACCGGAATGACATTGTACTGCGGTACGGGAAAGGAATTACCGGAATCCGTAAGACCACGGATGCAGAAAAGTTATATACATGCATCCAGCCGACCGGAAAGGACGGTCTGACAATCAATGGTCTTGACAAGAAAGAATACGATGAAAACGGGAATATCGAGTACTTTACAGACGGTGCGATCATCCGGGCACCACAGGCAAGAGACCGGTTTCCGTCCAATATCGTGAATAAAGAGGATGCTTATATCCTGATGCGGAAAGAGTATGATACAGACAGCAAGGACAAGCTCTATAGCATGGCTCTGTCTGATCTTAAAACAGCATCCGAACCGGTGGTGACTTACGAGGTGGACGGATATTTTGACACCAACATCGGGGATACGGTAAGGATGCAGGATCAGGAGTGGACACCAGTCCTTTATCTACAGGCAAGAGTATCAGAACAGATCAGGAGTCTTACCAATCCAAAAACTGCAAAGACGGTATTTACAAACTACAAAGAGCTTACATCCGAAATTTCGGATAGCTTGTTGCAGAGGATGGAAGATCTTATCAACAAAAATAAGGTCTACACTTGTTCCATCTCCACCAACAATGGCATCATCTTTAAAAATGGTATCGGCAGCACTACTCTGACAGCTTACGCTTACGATAACGGCGTGGACGTCACGGGCAATCTGGAAATCCGGTGGAGTAAAGATGGGACAGAGTTTTACGTTGGCAAGAGTGTTACGGTTAATGCAGAGGATGTGGATGTAAAAGCAGTGTACTCTTTTACGGCGTTCGAAAGCGGAGTAAAGCGTGGATATTACGAGGTTACGATCGCAGATGTAATGGATGGAGAACAGGGTTCGCAAGGTGAGAAAGGAGAGCAAGGCGAACAGGGACCTCCGGGTCCACAAGGCGCTCCGGGATTGGATGGTATACAGGGTCCTAAAGGGGATCAGGGAATCCCGGGAAAAGATGGGAAGGACGGAAAAACACAGTACACCCACATTGCTTATGCAAACAGCGCAGATGGGTCTAAAGATTTTTCTGTTTCTGACAGTAATCGGGAATATATCGGAATGTATGTCGATTTTATTCCGAACGACAGCACAGACCCGACAAAATACGCATGGAGTAAGATCAAAGGCACAGACGGGGCGATCGGAACACCCGGAAAGCCGGGAGCTGATGGAAAGACCCCGTATCTACATATCGCCTACGCAAACAGTGCAGATGGCAAGACGGGATTTTCCACCACGGATGGTACAAATAAGCTCTATATCGGGCAGTACACGGATTATACACAGGCAGATAGTACAGATGCTACGAAGTATACATGGACAAAAATAAAAGGCGAACAGGGGGAACGTGGTCCTCAGGGAGTCCCGGGTTTGCAGGGAATACAAGGTCCTAAAGGTGAACAGGGGATACAGGGACCTCAAGGAAATACAGGTGCTACTGGACCGCAGGGACCAGCTGGACAGTCCACCTATTTTCATATCAAGTATTCCTCAGTTGCGAATCCTACATCAAGTAGCCAGATGACGGAAACGCCGTCTACATACATTGGTACTTACGTAGATTTTACGCAAGCAGATAGCGAAGATCCAAAGAAATATGCCTGGTCACGCTTCCAGGGAGTGCAAGGACCGCAGGGAACACAGGGGATTCCGGGGACGAACGGTACAAACGGCAAGACAAGCTATCTGCACATTAAATATTCCAACGATGGAGGGAAAACATTTACCGGAAACAGCGGAGAAGATGTGGGAACGTATATCGGTACTTGTGTGGATTACAATCAGTCCGATCCTACAAGTGTTGGATCTTATAAGTGGGCGAAGATTAAAGGAGAACAAGGTGCGACAGGACCACAAGGGCCTGCGGGGTCATCTGGAAGAGGGATAAAAACTATTACAGAATATTATTTGATTTCTTCCGCAAAAACAGGAATTACAACAGCGTCAAGCGGTTGGAGTACATCAGTTCCGACGATGACAGCAACAAATAAATACTTGTGGAACTATGAAAAATTTACGTTTACAGATAATACGACAGCGACCACTACACCAAAAATAATCGGGATATACGGAGACAAAGGAGCAACAGGAGCTACCGGTCCACAAGGACCTCAAGGGAATGCAGGTGCAACAGGTCCCCAGGGGCCACAAGGAGCGACTGGCCCGAAAGGACCGCAGGGGGCAACTGGTGCAACGGGACCACAAGGGGTAACTGGAAACGGAATAAAGTCTATCACGAATTATTATCTTGCAACGGCAAGCGGAAGCGGTGTGTCGGCGTCCACATCAGGATGGACTACAACTGTACAAGCAATAACGGCGTCAAAAAAATATCTGTGGAATTATGAAGTTGTTACCTATACAAATGGTAGCACGTATCAATCAGCACCATGTATCATCGGAGTATATGGTGATAAGGGAGCGACAGGTGCTACAGGAGCAACAGGACCAAGTGGCATAATTGTATCTTCTACGGCTCCGTCAAATCCTAAAGTTGGCCAGTTATGGCAAACGGCATCCGGTCAGCCGATCAAGCGGTGGGATGGAAGTAGGTGGGTGATCCATTATATTTCTGTTGATAACTTAAACGCACAGACTTTAAGTGCGATAGCGGCAGATCTTGGAACTGTAACTGCCGGACTTATTAAGGATAAGAATGGAACAATGCTTATCGATGTTACATCCGGAAAGATTATTAGCAAGAAAATCGTGCAAGGAGCAGTGGAAAATGTTGCGTCATTGAGTAATGCGTATTTGGCTTTCTCCGGTAAGGCTCCGACAACAGATCGAGCTACTATGAGCGTGAACTTGCAAAACATCATGTTTACAAATGAAAATACGGGAAAAGCAACGACAATCCAGTTTGAGGATGAAATGATATATGCAAGAAATTCTGTATCCCCACGTATAAGCATATATGCGTATCGCAATTACGATTCCGGCACCGTGAAAGGTCCATATACAAGCACAAACTCCGCAAATAACATCCGTGTAGAGTTAAAAAGGAGAGGGTGTATGGTAACATGTAATATCACAATGCTTGCACAATTTCCGAACAGCGGAAGTTTCGGAGCGTTTGATGAGGTGCGAATCCCTATTGGGTATCGCCCGGTGCTCGACATCAGAACACCTTACAACGAGGTGTCCGGCTCCTCGATCTTTGGAACCGGTCGATATCTAATTGGCAAAGACGGTGGAATTACAATCTATGTCAATAATCCAAGTTGGACAGAGCGACATTTGTCTATCACATGGATTACGGATGACTAAAGGAGCGAATATGGAGATCAGAGCAAGACCGTGAGGGTCTTATTTTTATACTTAAAACCAGAAAGGAAAGTGAGGATATGAAGAAAATGGAACAGTTAGCAAATGTAAAAGCGTTTTTATGCATGGTATTCGGAGCTATTGCAGGAGGTTTCGTAAACCTGATCGGAGGATGGTCCGAGGACTTGACTACATTACTTATTTTTATGGGTGTAGACTTTGTTCTCGGACTTCTGATTGCCGCCTTTTGGAAAAAGAGCAACAAGTCGGAAAACGGGGCACTGAGTAGCTACTCTGCATGGAAAGGCTTGTGCAGAAAAGGAGTATCTCTCCTGATCGTACTTATTGCATATCGACTGGATGTTACTCTCGGCGTAGACTACATCCGTACAGCCGTGGTACTGGCATTTATAGCAAATGAGGCTATCTCGATTTTGGAAAATGTTGGAATTATGGGCGTGAAATATCCGGAAGCGTTAAAAAAAGCACTGGATGTTTTAACAAATAAATCACAGGAGCAGGAGGGCGAGTAATCGTCCTCTTTTATTGCGCGACATCGCACTAGGAGGTGAGAACATGAGCGAACAGAACGAATTTGGCAGAGTATCCGTAGAGGAACTGGAAAAGGCATTCGAGGCAGAAGAACAGGAGGAAGAGAAAGAATGAGTATCTGTAGAGGAATTGCCGGCAGGAGAGGGATGAATCCTGTCGGTATTTTTATCCACAACGGGGCAGACAGCCAGAACGCAACATCGGAATACTATAAAAACTACTTGCAGAGAGCGAACTTGGAGAATGGATTTGCGCATTATTATGTTTGTAGTGATGGAATTCTGCAAGCAGAGGATGATTCAAACTGCGCTTGGCATTGCGGCGACTTAAACGGAAATCTTAATTTCTTGGGAATAGAAGTATGCCAGAGTATGGGCGATCTGAATGTATTTAAAGCGAATGAGGAAAAAGCATTACAGTTGGCAGCACAGAAGTGCAAGCAGTATGGAATTACACCAAGTGCAAGCACGATCATGCTGCATCAGGAGGTGTTTGCAACCGCTTGTCCGCACAGATCAGTGGAGATTCACGGCGGCGCAGCGCAGACAAAAGCCTATTTTATTAACCGTATCAAGGAGCTTATGAACGGAAACCAAAGCACAACAACAGATCAGGAAGGAGAAGAGACTATGCAGTGTATGTTTACGGTGAAAGGAAAAGGATGTGTTTATTGGATGCATGATGGAGTGGTTACAGCTTTAGCACACCCTGACGAGTTAAAAATCATTCAGCAAATTTATAAGGATAACTATGGACATGATATGCCATGTTACAGTTGGAGCAAGCCAGCGCCATGGCATATTAGGCTGATGGAACCATTATATCGTGAACCCGTAAAATCTATTTAATAAAAATCCCCTCGGAGATCAGCTCTCTGAGGGGAATAATATTATTTTCTATCAAAATGTATTTTTAATAAATTCAATTCAAACCCCTCTGTGCTATAATATATGTAGTTAATACAAGAGGGGGAACAAGTATGGAATATCAGATCTACGAATCTTACGATACATTTTTGCTTTACCAAGAGTTTTTGGAGATACCAGGTAATACTTTTAAGTTCCGGTTGCCAGAAGGGATGATCCTGACAACCGAAATGATGCACATCTTTTTACGGGCTGCGTATATGAGTGTTGGACGGATGGAGTTGTCGTCCTGAGAATATTGTATCAATCTTATTTTTATCAAAAAGTTACTACTTATTTAATGTGTATTAGTTGCATCTTAGATGTGCGAAAGAACTGGCCCAT